GAGAAAACATCACGACCGGTGGACTGATAGACGAAGTTACCCCCGACTGGTATCGAACGCGAGAAGGTGGTCTCAAAAGCGCGGTGGAGCTGTGCACGATCAACATGGCTTGGTGCAACGACGGGCACGGCACGCCCGCCGAAAACGAAAAAGACCATTCGAGGGAAAGTCACGCGAAGCATGTCAGCGTGACTGTCACTGACATCATCATCGGTGTCGACATCATCACCGCTGTCGCTAGAGACGGATGGTGTAACCGGCTCACGTGTGGCGACGTCGGACAGATAGTCGTGAAAGACCTCATAGTCGAACTCACGGTCATCACGCTCAGCTGCCGCACGGGCCAGTATAGAATTGGCAACGGCGCGTTCCATTTCGACGTCGCACACATCGAAGGACGCTGCAGTGAGAGCTGCTTGGTGTTTCAACTCGATAAGACGCAGTTCATCATCGTCGCCTAGAGCACTGGACGGATATGGTACAAAAACGATCTTAGTCCCATCAGTGTCGCGATCGCACATCAACGTGAGTGCAGGATGGTCGATTTCGAACGGCAACTCGCTAACGTCAGCCAGACGTTTGACGAGGTCGGCATGCATCTCACGCGTAACACCATAGACGTCGAAATACTGATACCAAGTTAGATCCGTCGTTTCACCGACGAATTTGGTGCCAAACGCATACGGGTTATCGGCCTCGAAAATTGCGTCGTATCCGTCGGTGATGCGCAATATAGTCTCCGCGACGGCGCGAGTGAACGGACACGCTGACGCCTGACTGAGCGCGCACAATGCATTACCACGCGCATATTGATCACGAGTGCCTTTAGAAATGTCTTTGTGCCAACCGATCTTCGCGATACGTTTGCCAGGTTTAAGCACAAAAGTGTAGCCGTTCGCGTCGTGGAACAGTCGCGACGAACAAAACTCGACGTGGTGCGGCTCGTCGCGATAGAACGGTTTGGCTTCGAAGCCTAAGCGTTTCATATATGACGTCCAATCGATACGTGGTCGGCCGCACGCGTCGTAGCGCATTAAGTTGTCGTCGCCCTGAGCTAGCATGCGGAGCACGCGATGGAGATCACGCCCTTTAACGCCGTGTGCGTGGTGTATAATAAAACAATGCACACCGACGTTGACGATAGTGTTGAACAGCGACGTCGTGAGGTCGCCGGATGCGCGAGTGCCATAGACGCAGTAATAGAACCCGAACATAGTGAAACCGGTCTTGGTTATGT